GTCCTCGGAGTCCATCACGAGCGCCTAGAGGAAGGTCTTTTCCATGTTGGCGAGTTCTACAAGACGGCGAACTTTGTTCGTTCCATCGGGTGACATCAGCGTGTTGACGAGGTTTTTCATCTTGAAAATGTCGACTTTAAACTCGTCCAGAACCTCGAACGCTAGGTCTGTCGACTTGAGATACTGGTTCAGCGAGCGAACGAGCGTCTCTACAACCGAGAGTCCCCATCCGCGCAGTCGCGGGCGAACGAATGAGGGTGCTTCGATGCCCTTGAGAATCATCACGCGCGAGCGATGCACCTTGATCCCGTAGTAGCTGAAATACTCCGACTGCGTTGAGTCGCCAGTGACCATCGGGTCATATGATTTCGTGTAGAGGCCGTCGACTGGGTTGAATCCCTCCTGAGCCTGCATGTCGAAATAGAGTTCCCACATGTCGACGCCGCGGAATTCGAGGTCGTCGCCTTGCTGAATCTGTTTCATATCGAGAGGAGTTTCGGGGTCCTGGTCTGTGAGGATGAGCACGCCAGCGCCACCGAAAAGACGATTCATCTTTTGCCCGAACTTCAGTTGCTCGAGGTCGCGGTGTTCGTCGATCGCGTTGATGAGCTCTAGAATCTGGTCCTCGTCGAGGTCCTTGGATTGTATTGTGATGCCACCGCGGAATGCGTCGTCAACCGGCACGTCACAAATGGTCTGCACGAGGCCAATTTCGCAGTAGGCTTGCGAGAGGAGCTGCCGCATGTTCGAGACAAAATAGTATCGCAGGTTCCGAAACATCGTTGCCGTGTTTTCGACTTGTGCCGTACCCGCGACGCCCTGGTTAAACGGGAATCCGTAGGGATTAACGCCACCACCAATCCCGATAGCCTCGGCGAGTCCGTTTTGCATCTGAGCGTTTTCGACTTTCGCTGGCAGACTTTTAGTTGCAGCCGCTTTTCTTTTAGTCATGGCATACCTTCCGGTGAAATTGTTTTAGTTGGCCTTTAGAGAACGTCTGCAAGTGATCTACCTCCGAGTACGAGTTCGTTAAATGACCCCGACAAAACGTCGACAATATCGTCGTGAACGCCTTTTGACGGGAAAGCTTCTAATTCTTGGAAAAATTCTTTGTTCCATGGTGCACGCAGTACCGAAATGTTTCCACCTTGCGCCTGCGCAGACACTGGTTTGGCGCGAGTAACTTTGTCTTTAGAGTTTGGCGACGTGCCGACAACAAAGCCTTGCAGCATTGCGATAAATACTTCGGCCTCTTTTTTGCCTGCGCTGCCTGGGTCTGTTTGCGAGAATATTTCGACGCCTGAACCATCGAAGTCCGCAGTCTGTTTGATCATCGTCTCGACGTTTCCGGGAGTGTCGCGGGTCGAGCGCAAGTCAGCGACGAGAAACTTCTTGTCAGGGTATTGATACATCAACAAACCGCGTGACCAGTCAGGGTCAGGATATCCCTCGTGTGGTTTCGTCGCAGCGCGGTCCCAAAACCTGACAGCACGCAACCAACCTGGTTTGATTTCGTCGACCATCGGAAACCACTGCTGCTGGAAGAGTGAACCTGCCGAGACTTTGACGTTCCAGTTGCCACTCAAGAGGCGTGCTTTTTCAACGCGGTCGAGTGCGTGCAAGCTTCCGAGGTAAGATGGATCCTTCGCCATGAGGATTTTGTTATCGAACACAGTCGATGGAATGAAAGTAAATGACTTCGGGAAAACATGGTCGCCGTGTCTCTGTTTCAGCTCTTCGGGTGAGTCGGCCCAGTGCAACGTGTTGTCGATGCGGATGAACCAACGAAGTTTGCCTGCCTTGTTTTTATCTGGGAACCCGTCAGCATCGAGATACCACTCAACCCACTCGCGCACCCACGAATCAGCATCGGGGTTACACGTCGCGCGAATGTATCCGGGAACGCCTGAGTCGGAACGGTTGCGTGACATCAAATAAACAAACTGTGACTCGGTGAAGTGCGTCAATTCATCGAATCCGATCATCGCAATCTGCGCACCCTGATATTTTAACTTGTCTTGTTCTAGGTCGATGGCTGCGAACTGTACACGCATCCCAGACGGGAAATTCCATTCCAAAGTCGATTGCTTCGGTTCAGCACCGAATTGGTGATAAAGTTTTACGCTTTCATGCCACAATCCACCTTCGTTTTTGACTTGCGGTAAACTGCGACGAAATATCACAGCTCCAAAAAGAGGGTTGTCAAAATGCCTCAATGGCTCCAAAAGAAGTGCGTAACTTTTGCCTCCAGGGCTTATCCACCGGCTCCCCCGCCATAGAAACTGATATCCGCAATTGTCGACAAAACTTGTGTTTGCGGTCCGATTTGCGGCTTAATTTCAATGACTGAGTCACCGGTGGTCATGTTGCACCTCCTTTCTCCAATGAAATCGGGGTGTCAGTTGTAGAAGTAAAGTTTTTCAGCTGTTTGGCGATAGGTCTAATACAAGGGGGATTCGAGATGAAATACTTTTTCGCGCTACTCGCACTCACTCTAGGAACCGTAGGCTGCGGTATGGATGACCAGGTCGAAAAAGCCATAGCTGAGCACAACAAGGAATCCATCCCTACGCCCACAGCTACGGAAACACCCCAGGCAGTCGAAGCTATCAGCCCTATCGACACCGAGCCGAGCGACGAGACCGCCACCCAGGACAATATCGCCCAGGAAACAACAATCACATCAAACGGTGATACTCCGACCGAGCAAAGCATCAGCGAGCCCTCGGTAGTCGTAAATGTGGACGTTTCGGTGAATGTGGGGACTGAAATCGTCGAATCGTCCACCCCTGAAGCCGCTCCCGAAGACTTGCCGATTTATCAACCAACGATTTACCCAGTAAAGCCCTTCGTGACTTCGGAATTCTCGAGCGTGCTCCCGAAGCTCTGCACTCCGAGCCAGTACGGCAAGCCTCAGCATAAAGTCGCGATGTTTTGGCAAGGTAAGTACAACGCGGCGGCTCCTTGGAGATTCCACAAATTCGTAGCACCTGGACAGGGCGCAACCGACTATCTTGCGGCCCGCAGTCCTGACCACTACCACAAATGGAAGTACATCCTAAAAGTCGCGACGAACGTTTACTGCACTTACCCATGATTCGGCTCATCCGGTTTCGCAGTCGTATTGATAGTCACTTCCCGACCGTTCGAAGGCAGAGTCAAAATGATTTGCGGTGGCGGGGTTCCGTCTGGTCGCTCTGGCAGGTCCTTCACAAACTGACCTCTTCCGAACATCCGTTCGAGCATCATCATCAGGTTCCCAATCTCGCTCTTTTTAATTCCGCCAATGATTGATGAGACAATCCACAAATCAAGCGCGCTCGTGCTCGAGTCGTTAAACACCTCTTGCAGCTCGTCTTTGGTCATCCTTAGGAACTGCGAGAATGTGGCGTTGATCTCGGTACGGGTGAACGTGCGCACTTTCGCCAGGTGCTCAGGCAATTTTAATCCGCCGGTCGGGTTCCCAGATTGACCAGGCTTGAATTGATGTTGCTTCGGAGGCGTTGCCGGCATTTTCGCTGCCCCTTATCCTGCGAGTAGGGATGCTTTTTGACCTGTGAACTGTTGCCAGCGTTCGATGATCTGAGTGCCGCCTTTCGGTTCATCGTGATCCCATTTAACGTGACAAGACCTGCACAACCACCTGACCCTAAGTGGGTCCTGGTAATTAAAATGCGCTGCCTCTGTGAATGATTCTTTTTTGCATTGCTCACATTTTCCTGGTCTCACAATCTCACCTTTTTTAATTCGATATCGCACCATCCTTTGGGCGCGTGTTGCCTCTTTTGTGGTGACGTGATCATGCAATACCGAATAATGCTTTGACTGGTACCAGCATTCTTTTGAACAAAATCTTTTCGATTTTCGGTTTGCAACGAAAGACGTTTTGCATTTTGCGCATGTGTTGAATGTTTTTGGACGATATATTTTTCTGCACTCGATTGAGCAAAGTATGTTTCCATTTTTTGCTTCGAACGGTTTTCCACACGCGTTGCAGTTGGTTCGTTTAACGCCGTGACACGCTCGACACCGCGAAGAGAAAATTCCCCGATAGTCCCGATAGAATGATTTTTCATCAAGTAGTTGTTCGCATTTTTTGCAGGTTTTCAAGTGTAATGTTCCCATCGTTAGTTATGAGTGACACACTATCCTTGTTACCTGTAAAATCAATATATCTCTGAATAATCACACTGCAATAGTGCTCGTCGAGTTCAGACATGAAACAGACGCGTTTTGTTTTTTCGCAAGCGATAAGTGTTGAGCCAGATCCGCCGAAGAGATCGAGAACTGTTTTTGCTGGATGATTGCAAAGTGCTTTTTCAATCAATGAAATTGGCTTCGTTGTCGGATGTAAACCGAGCCTTTCTAAACTCGCCTCCCACACGGTTCTTTGTACGTGGTCGCCGCACCATGATGGAGAATAGTCTTTTTTATGGCAATACAAAAACGATTCGAAACAAGGCTTATACTGAGCATTCAAAGCATGACCACCGACTGTTTGCCCTTTGTACCAAATTAGCCAGTTGCGAATTTTTAAACCTATTTTATTCATTGCTGATAGAACTTCTGGCGATCGATTTATCCCAAAGAAAATATAATACGGGCTAGTATCTACTGTATGTTTGAGTGCATTTGTCAGGGACTTTGAAAACAGATGTTCTAAATTTTCGTCCCTTAAGTCATCATTTTCAATTGGAACATAATCATCCTTACCAAATGACTTACCGCTTTTAGAATTTATCATCG